GCACTAAGATAATCCTCCTCTTCGGAGAGATTATCTAGGTCTACACCCATCTCTAAGAGTATTTCTATTGGATCGGTAGTAGTCCTAGATGCCATTTGCGTGCTGTTGATGTTGTTGCTTTAACTTCTCTTCTTCAAGATGATTCTGTAGCATAGCAACATATACATCTCTCTCCCACGGAATCATATTTTCAATCTCTGTTAGTGAGTATTTATGGTACTGCATCAAGGCAAAGTTAAGTTCAAAATAACTAGAGAGATTCATATGAACCATGCCTACGCGAAAAAAGATGCCAGTCCCTCAAGAACAACTTCACTCTCAACTTTTGTATTAGGGTTCTTGACCTTTATAGTATGAGACAGTTTAGGCATTGTATTGAAGAATTCTTCGATGCCTTTGAACTGACTTGAATTCATTGACTCAAGGAACTCAGTGACTTCTTTCTTGGTGAAGTCTCCTGCTGCCCATACTTCGTCTTCACTGTAGATAGAATCAATACAAGATCCAATCAATTCAAATGATTGGTCCATTGCATTCTTCTGACTGAAGTCAAAGTTGTTTTTAATAAATTGATCAAGAGATGGGTATTTCATCTCCATCATAATTTTATCATCTAAACTAATTTTCTTTTCATGATTTTCATTCTTGACAACTTTAATGTCATCAAGATCAATTTCAACAGGGACTTGTGTCTCTTCATCATCTGGACAGATGATATTAACTTCTAATCTCTCCCCAACAGACTTTCCACGAATATTCAAAAAGAGATATTCAATATCAAAAGTAGGAAGGGTCTCTACTTTAATACCTTTGGTTAAAATACAGTTCTTGATAACTGATTTAATCGCGGTAGTGATTTGTTTGTTATCCTCACTCTCCAACGCAATTACAAGAACCTTCTCTTCTTTTACAAGGAAGGGTCTGTACTGAATTGTTTGTCCTGTAGATGGCAATTCAAGTTCATATGTTGGCGTGGCAATCTTTGGTAAAGGCATGATGTCCTATAAGAGTATTTCAGTGTGATTATTTATTGGGTTATGCGATGGCTTGTCCAAAAGCACCAGTGTTAGATCCATCAGTGAAGTCTGCAAAGTTAGTAGAATTCTGCGTGTTGTCTCCAAAGTTGTTGTAATATTCGTTAGTATCTTTAGATGGTGTTGGATTTGGATCTGGAGTGGTTTTTGGTTTTGGAATCTTTTTATCCTTCTCCTTCTCTCCAGTCTCTACTGCTCTTTCAGCATCAATCAAATATCTTACATACTTGAATCCAACAGTGCATTTCAACAACCCAGATGTTTCATATGATATTGGCATCGAAGAAATAGAAAAAGGATATGCTTGCAAAAATGTATACGTTAGACTTTGTCTATGATCTCTTTCAAATTTGGTGACAGTCATACTTGCAACATATTCATCGAAGAATCTAGACCTATAAAAATAGTTCTTGCTTCTAGCATTTGCACCTGAAGATTGATTAGAAACTGCTCCAGAGTTAGGAACTCCAGTTGTACTTTTAGATTCTGCTCTATCTTCCTGGTCCATAATATATCCTAACCAAGATTCAAAGAATCGAATAGGATAATAGTTATCCGCGTCAACATAAAATTCAAGATCTATTCTATCATCATAAACTCTTCTATATGCATGTCTCTCAGTGACACCATGCCTATCATTATTAATATCATAGGTTGCTAGACTAGATCCAGGTAGACTAGCAGAGCAACATTGTAAATACAATTTACTTTGATCTTCCGTAGTTCTAAACTTCGGCACACCCGCGTTAGCCAATGGAAGTTCAATCCTAACTTCATAATCAGAAGTTAAGGCAGGTCTCAATAGTTTTGATTTAATTTCTGAAACGTCCCTTCTAGTAGGCATCTATAAATAATTTTTAACCTTTATATATTATGTATGGCAGAAAGTATTAAAAGTAAATACAAACCATCTTTTCCGAAGAAATATAAAGGTGATCCAGGTAATATTATCTGTAGAAGTAGTTGGGAAAGAAAATTCTGCCGTTGGTGTGACTTGAATGAAAATATTGTTGCATGGGGATCAGAAGAAATTTGGATTCCATATGTGTCTCCTGTTGATAGAAGAGTTCATAGATACTTTCCAGACTTTGTTATTAAAGTGAAGGAAAGTACTGGCAATATAAAGACATATGTAATAGAAGTGAAACCAAAAAAGCAAACTGTAGAACCAAAGAAAAGATCCAAAGTCACCAAATCATACATTCACGAATGCAAAACTTATGCTGTCAATCAAGCAAAATGGAAAGCAGCAAAAGAATTCTGTGATGATCGTTTAATCGAGTTTAAAGTAATTACAGAAGAAGAACTAGGAATCAAATGAGTCGTATTGAACCAGTCCTATCAGAAATAAATTCAACAATGGACTCTGAGGACCAGATGTTGAAGATTATGCAGACTCTGAATGATACAGTGACTCCGATTCCTGATGTGGGAGGATTCTACACCTTCATATACAATGCAAAGACCCCTCGTATCCAATACGATCAGCATCCGCTCATCGTATGTGCTGAAGTTTTTCGATGGGGATTCCGTGGATACAACTTTCATCTCAGACGATTTAGAAATTATACATGGGAAGAACTCCCTGGTCAACTCTATGTTGTTCAACCAGATGAGTTAGATGATCTAGTATCAATACAATATGGGTTGTTAGTCACTAAATAATTAAAAAAATATCAATGGGATATTCGCCAAGAACATACGGTGGTCCAGAATCTGGTAGACAATGGACAGAAACCATCGATGGAAAAACATTTGAATACTATACAGTAATCAAAGATCCAGGTGATGGAGGTCCACTTGGACTGTCTGGAAATCTTGCGGGAGATGTTCTTGTCTACAGAAAAAACACCACTCTTGGACTAGACCTTGGACAATCAGATGATATTTTGGTCGGAGAGATAGCAGCAACAGGTCCAAACAAAGGAAAGTTAAGAAACGAAAGTCCTATCCTTTTACCACACTTAAAAAAAGAACTTGAACACTTTAATGAACCAACTAACCTAAAGAGAGTAAAAAACCAAGCAAAGATTACTATAAAAGATGGTATGCTTGCCACTACAGATGTGAATGGAGACCCCATAGAACCTGTAGCAGATAGTGTAGACGAAGCAGATAAAATGGCGGATGATTTACTTGATGAAGGAACGACTATAGAAGAAAATCAAGAGAAAGATCCAGACGATGATCAAACATCAAAACCAATTGAAGTAAAAGATAATGCAAATTCTGATTTTGGAATCGAATCTGGGAATATGTTCTATCCTATAGATGTTGCTTCAACAACTCAAGATGTCATAAAGATTCAGCAACTAAAGTATGCACCCAGAAAAATAACAACTAGTGCTGGACTTGGTTTAGCACCAAGAGCAGAACAATCCTCAAGAAAAATTGGGGGAACTGTCTTCTTGTCCATTCCAGGAGGAATTAGCGATACAAATGCCGTTTCATATATTGATGGACAAGCATCTCCCCTTCAATTATTAGGTGCAGGAGTATTCCAGGGTATTCTCGATAAAGAAAGTGCATCAAAAATGGGAGAAGATATATCAAAAGCTCTTGGAACGGGTTCTGGTAATATAGCAACTGAAGTTGTTAGTGGATTATCAGCAGGTGTCACTGGTCTCAATAAAGAACAAATACTTGCACGAACACAAGGTGCAATCACTAATAATAATTTAGAGTTGTTATTTGAATCTCCACAACTCAGAGAATTTCAATTTGTATTTCTTTTCTCTCCAAGAAGTGGTTCTGAAGCAGCAACAGTTAAAAAGATAATTAGATACTTCAAACAAGGAATGGCAGTGAAACAAGCTGGCACTAATTACTTCTTAAAGTCTCCAAACACTTTCCAGTTAACATACATGCATAGAGGTGAAAGAGGAGAAATCCATTCTGGATTAAATAGATTTAAAGAAACAGCATTGACAACAATGTCTGTTGATTACACTCCCAACCAAAATTATGCAACATATTATGATGGAACTCCTGTCGCATATCAAGTAACAATGACGTTCAAAGAACTGGTTCCAATTTACAACGAAGATTATGGTCAGTTGGACGCAGATGCAACAACAATTCCACTTGCAACACAAGGTGGAGAAGGAGGAATAGGTTTCTAAAATGTCAAATTACTTTAGTCGTTTACCAGATTTCGATTATGTCAGCAGACTTCCAGATGCGAAGATCTCTGATTACATTAGAGTAAAGAATTTATTCAAGAAAGGTGAATTACGTCAAGATATTTTTCAAGACGTTGCTTTCTTCACAAAATATACGATTCAAGGTGACGATAGACCAGACAATGTTGCATCAAAGTTCTATGGAGATTCACGTCTAGACTGGTTAGTTTTGACATGCAATAACATCGTTAATATTCAGTCCGAATGGCCATTGACTAACAATGAATTTGATTCATTTTTAGTGGACAAGTATGGATCATATGAAGCATTCAATCAAATTCATCACTATGAAACTACAGAATTAAGAAATACTGAAAATGTAATCGTAGTTCCTGCAGGTCTAAAGGTAGAAAAAGATTTTAAAGTTGATTACTTTGACTTCTATGCTAATGCATATCTCATCGCAAGTCCTGTGAAAGAAGTAACCAACTACGATTATGAACTAAAGATTGAAGAAAACAAGAGAAACATATTCTTACTGAAGACAAGGTATCTTGCTATCGTAGAAGATGACCTAACAGAAATGATGGAATACAAAAAGGGTTCCACTCAGTATGTGAATGGAACCCTAAAACGTGGTAATAATTCTAGATTATTTCAGTAGATTAATATACGCTGCGACGACCAAAAGAGTCAGACACAGTTGATTATATCTCATCACTCTTCAGCAAGTTTCTGGAAGTAGGACAGAGCATCATCTTCATCAGAGTCAGCAGACTTTGTTGGAGTGATGTCAGGTGCGTTGAAATCTGCAGTAGGTGTAGGTTCAGAACGACGGGAAGAGAAATCGGGAGCATATCCACGATCACTATCTTCGTTGTCAGTCTCTTCATCGAAACGAGCAGGAGCAGACTTCTGACCCAGAACCATCTTCAGACGCTTCTCCAGTTGATCATAGGACTTGAACTGGTCAGCAGCAGTCAGAGCAGTCAGTGAATACTGCTTCT